TTATCCATGTGGGAAGAAGTTCAATCATTACTTATCCCCACTTTCATTACTGCCCTCAATCGGAACATTCGCATCTCTCAACGCTTTGAACAGGTCTTTATTGTTGTTTAAGAGTTCGCGTTTTTGGTTGCGTCTAGCAACCATAGATTTACCATCCCGTTTGTTTTTAACGCTCTTAGTAACTTCATTTATACGTTCATTCATTTCTGCCGCTACTATTAAATCCATATCTAATGCGATTCGGCCCCCCTCGCAATCATAACGCGCCCATAATTCAGACGGGAGTATGCCTTTGAAGGCCATACATAACGGTACGGCTACTTGGAGGAATTGCCCAAAGGGATTGCGCCCTCCGGGTCATCACCACGCACAAAGGATAGTATATCTCTTAGTTCTTGGCTAGTTAATGTATCTACATCAATATCTTCATCAAGAATACACTTCGGAATCCATTCGGCCATTTGTGTTGCTACACCGCCACCGGATTCATCGAGAGCCGTTACGAACTCTTCGTTTTGTTCATCTGTCCATTCAATAGGGTCGCCAAAATGCTTAAATTTACGGAATACTCCTGCTTGAATATTCTCTATTCGTAATTTCTGCATACCGGATGCTTGTCGCACCCAAATTTTGCGCCCATCGTTCAATTCAATTTCCTTTTTTAGTACCGGCATCTTTCTTCACTTTCTCACTTTTCTTCTTTGAAGCCTTCTTCGGCTTCTTTTCACTTACTGGTTCTGTATATCTTCTCGACATCTTCAATCACCTATCAATTATCTTCAAACACAACATACACTGTAACATCGTTACTGTTCTTATTTCTCTCGTACATGATTTGATAAATAACATCGTTGTTAGCAAATGTGCTACCACGAAGGAATGTTTGTAGGGCTGCTGCAAGACCAGCCATTGTAGTCTGTAACTCTGCAACAGTAATCTTTGTCTTATCGACAATCTTAATGCCGCCGTCACCAACCGCCATTATTCTTCACTCTCCTTCTTAGGAGAGGATTTTTTAGAACTGGTCTTCTTAGGTGCTGCTTTTTTAGTTGCCTTCTTAGGAAGTCTGCGAATAAATTTTAGTGCAACGCTTTTGTTCTCAAGTTTTGATAGAACTTTTGCCGAAGCCTCATCGACTTCATGCCCAAGAGATTCTGCTAGTTCTACGAAACTCATTTAATCACCTCAATCGTATTGAGCGGAGGCTAGTTGAAGCCCGGATGCTGTAACTTTCATACCGCCGAGGTTATCATCATATAGAGCAACGAAGTTCACGGTCATTGTATTAGTATCACGACCACTTACTGATGCTTCGGGAGACTCAAAACGTATTTTGAAGAAATCAAACCTAATGTAATCCGCTCCTGCTTCGTCTTGGAATATTAATTTCATTACCGGGTCACTACCATCAAGGTATTCAAGACCATCAGCCGCAATTAAGTTATCGTAAGTAGGCTCATCGAGAGAACTTGTATAAATTACTTTGTTAAACTCAAGAGTTCCACTGATTTCACGACGTTGTGCCGGAGGTGCGCGGCCATATGTGCTATTACCGATAGCATATGCGTTATCTGTATCACGATTTAGACTAATATCAAAAGAAACTGATTTAACAGAAGCCGATGCTCCCGGTCCCGAACCACTACCATCATCAAACACAACTTGTCCGTTAGCGAAGTATAGTGCGTCAAGAGCGACACCATCAAAGGTAGGAGTAGCGAGTGCGGCGGTTGCGGATTCTGCACACCCAACGAAACCAACACCCATTGTAACATATTCTCCAACTGATGCACTAATACTTAGTGTGTTAGTCATCATACCAGTATAGGTGTGTTCTTTTTCTTCGCGCCCAACGCGAACAGTCCAAGAAGGATAAACACCATGAGCAGGGTTTGTAAGAGATGGTTCTGTTAAAACGTGTTGGTGGATAGAACCCGATGGGTTACTGTATGCGTCTTGTGGGAAAAATGAGTATAATAGATTTCCTACAAAATCATCAACCTGCATAGCGAGGTTAATGTCGCCTTCTGAATATTCAGTTCCGGTTACGGACTTTGCGGTGATTGGTCGGCTCATATCTGTACGAGTCAACAAATCATAGTTCATGCGGAGGCTTTCGTCATCCACTTCTCCATAAATAGGAGTACCGCTAGGTTCAGTTCCGTAAGTTGATTCCTTCTCTATTGAGACATAACGATTTAAGAATTCGACCATAGGTTAGCACCTCGACAGTATTTGTTGATTCCCCGATTGATTATTAAGCATTCGCACTAATTAGCGATGACGCATATCAATTCGGCGCATATATCGCATATCAAGACGGTGTACGCATACAACATCATCAGAATCTCGTTTTGTATCTAATTCAGCACTATACGATATTAGACTATCTGTTGTTCCCAAAAGACCTGTATTGGTATAGAGTTCATCAAATACCTCTCCCATAATATTAAGCCCCATACGATAAGCATTTTCATAATTAGTACCTTTAGTAGTTACAAATATAATAACATCATAATCTTGTGTTACCTTACTGCCGGAAAGTGCTTCAAATTCGGGAGAGGCTAAGTTTTTAATCATAACATGTACTGTGGGCGGAGCAATTCTATTAACCATATCGGATGATAAATCATAAGCATATACAATAGAAGAATTATCCACTTGTGTTTTAAGATACATTCTCGTACTATTTTGTAATTGTTCTACGACACCCAAACCCATACGAACAAGCGCATCTTGAGCAAAATCAGAAGGCATTAGTTCATCGGGACCAAATGCTCCTGCGTTTGTAAAATAAACTGTACCCCAATCCACTGTGCCGGAGGAATTGCCCCATCGTGCATCTTTACCGGAGCCACTAGCACCAGTTACAGAAAGATAATGTGTAGCACCGTCATCATCTTCAATGATTTCACGCATATACAATCTAGCATTACCACTAGCATCTAATGTAAGACGAAGTATAATAGCAACCGGGTTTTCATCAGCCAACGATAAATCTAGGTCCGGTGTAGTAACAGTAGTAGCCCCTACAAGGTCTAATTTAGAAGAGTTACCTTTTGCTCTTACTTCAACTCTATAATCTGCGTTATCAAGACGCATAAGTACAGTACCATTAGAAGGTAATGCGCCTGTACTCGGAAAAGTAAAAGATGTTATCATAGTATAATCATCTGTTGTTGGAGTTTGATACCAGTAGCCGTTGCTAGTGATTCTCCAGTATTCTCCACTAGCGGCTCCGCCACTACCGCTTACAGTCCACGAATCATTAAATGTTCCAGTCAAAGCGGCTGGATTTGTGCCGTTCATACGGCTTGTCCAATATTGAGTCTTAGTTGCGATAGCCATTATATCATACCCCCCGGATTAAAATTAAGGTCGGTAACACCTCGCATACCTAATTTTGTTAAAACGGTGTCTTTTAGTTCATCTACAAAATGTTCTCTAAAGTGAAAAACTGCACTAATATCCTTGAAGCCGGGATGGAAAGCCTTTTTTACTAAAGTAACCAATCCGGGCCTAGCCTCAAACAAATATGAAGGACTAGGGGTAATTCCCGGTCTATTTCCTATATCCTTAAAATTATATTGAAATGGAGATAAACCATCCTCATAGTATTCTGCTAAATTAAATCCGCCGGGTGGCTTCCTATTTAGTGTTGTATTAAGTGATTTTGACGGAGTTGAACGCGCAGTAACACCAGTATATTGATAACCTCTATTATCCCAATCTGATGAACCTGCTACTGCGGTTATGTAACGCCCTCTTTCCTGCATTATTGTAAAACCTAAAGAATCCCATATTCTTTGTACTCCACTAACATCTCCGGTAAAATTGGTTTTATCTACTAATTGCTGTTGATTCCCAAATCTACTTTTCGCTACTTCACCTTTTTTTAACAATCTTGGTATGCTAGTATCTATTGGTGGTAATCCTCCTACTTTAACATTAGCAGTTTTTCTACCACCTTGATAAGTCATGTGTTCAGCAACTTTAGTTTTGGCTTTAATGAAAGCATCTCTATACCCATCCATAATGGCTTGATTAACACTTTCTTTCATATTCACACCCCAATCTTTTATCATTTTTTTAATTCCTTTATCAAAATAAATATCAAAACCAACTAACGCACCTCTTTCTGTACGGTTCGCTCTAGGACTACCGGCTGATTGTGCCTTTGTTCTTGAGCCAGTTAGTCTGTACGCCATTTAATCACCTCAATCAACTGAACCGAGGTGTGCTAGACGAATTAAATTATTATTACCTCTTTCTCGTAATGTAATTCCTCTCATTCCGCCTTCTCCACCGGGACTTTGAAAGGTTCCTTCATCTTCATAATAATATGCCGCCGCTATGTCCGCGCAAATCTCACGCAATACATGTGCCTCTTCTCCTTCTTCAACAGGAGAGTCATCAGCGTGGTCAAAAGAAATACCTGTGCATCCAGTTAAATCGTTGCTAGATTTTCCGGTCCACGCAAAGGAATCTCCATCTATATTACCATTACCTGCGGTACTAAATCCTGTACTGCTTGTTAATGTAACTGTGGTAGCACCAGCAGTAACCGCTCCATCAAGAGTAGTAGATTTGATGCTTTTAGAAGGTACGTTTCTACCGTAATCTCGATAGATTTGGTCTATATCAATTGTAGCCCTACGGATTGCGCTAGTAATGCGTGTAGTAGCGCGTGTGCGCTGGTCACTATTAAGACCTAGACGAGAGCCTACATCAGCAACGGAGCAATAATAAGTCATTTATTCTTCCTCCGGGAAATAGAGGTCGAGCCATTCGATTAAGTACCGAGGATTATTGTCCATCCTTAGCATCCTCCACGGCATCTGCGATTTCCTCAACCTTGTCGGTTGCTTCGCTTACCGTGTCGAGAACTTCTTCAAGGCTAACTTTGCCGTCAGCCATGATGCTCTTGTATTTATTCAAGCCCCATGCACCTGCGCCGACTACTAACATTATTACTGGAATCCAAACTTCTAAATCGCTCATTTTTCTCACTCTCTATCATATACTATTTGCTTAACTGCCGACAACGGAATTACTGTAAAAGGTCTATCTGCACCCGGCCTGTATATCTTGTAGCCATGAGGTGTCTCTTCAATGTTCACATTGGTAAAGGACTTTTCGGGGGGTAAATACACTATTTTTCCTTTTCTTTTCGTCATTCTTTCATCCACTCCGTTAATTGTTCATCTGTTGGTGCTGTACCAAGTGAAGTAGGCCATAAAGCCCTATTGAAATAGATTCCATTACCGTCATCTTGGGCGCAACCATGAAAATGCGGTATGTAATTCGGGTAATTCTCAACCAATACTTCTTCTAGTGTTTTCGTCATGCGCCCACCATCCTAATAGAAATCATAGTATAATTTGCTACTATATTGTCTCCAATAAGGTTCTTACCGGAGCCGCCGTTGTGATAAACGTATAAGGCTACCTTGTCGTTCTGTTGAAGTAATACTGTTTGATGTCCTGCACTAATCGCACCACTTTCTCTTGATGTACTTCCAGACCCAATAACTGTGTTGAATCCACTACCCGTATCTTTGTATATCCTAGTAATAGCGATATGTGATAAGGTTGTTAGTGCTTGCATTGAAGCACTATATTGAATTTCATAGTAGCCGGTAGCAGGGATTACGAACCAATGATTAGAAGTGTCCCACCCACTTGTATTATCTACCACAACATTTGCTAAAGGAGCAATTGTGTAAGAGCCGGAAGTAAATCCACTTACTGTTGTCCCAAGAGTTACTGCAACTAAGGGTGCGCCATATGACGCGGTTACAATATCTGGACCCTCTAAATCTAAATCTGCCTTAACTTCTGCCGCAGTTCTACCTTCAATAGACGTACCATCAACCTTCAAGAAATCATTATCTGCTACATTAGCATTTGCGACTAATACATTACCGTTTGATATTCCCGTACTGATACCGATTGTGCCTGAGCCTGTTATTGTTCCCCCCGTTATTGGGGATGTAGTAGCAATACTTGTTACTGTTCCAGCAGTCGCAGGTGCAGCCCAAGCAATATCTGTACCATCCGATGTTAAAACATTACCCGCAGAACCTTTTGTTAATTCAGCAGTAGCAGCACTAGCATTACCATAAATAATACTTCCTCGCGATAAATCCGCTAACTTGCCTACCGTAACTTGATTATCTGCTATATGAGCAGTATCAATAGAACCATCAACATAATGCTCGCTATTAATCGAATCATCGGCTATATTATCGCCATCAACACAATCAGTATCTAGCATAGCGTGTTCAACTACACCTGTACCAATTGTTAATGCTCCACCGGCTGCAATTGTAGCATCACCACTTACGTTCCCAAAGATTGAATCTTCAAAATTAGAAAAGGTTGCTTTCTTAACTTCGCCCGGACCATCATCAACCATTATTAAATCGGCTTGAGCAATAGAAGTAACAGCATTTTGCCCGGAAATGATATTATCATTAAGCATACCATGTTCAACTGCACCTGCGGCAATAGTAGCCGCTACGGAACCGGAACCACTAGCAGTTACATCTCCTGTAAGTGCGGTAATACCACCGCCACCACTTGCACCGAGGTCAGTATCAGTACCCGATTCATCCGTATAAATTAATTTATTATCACTTGACCGAATCCATATTTGGCCGAAACCAGTAGCGGGTGTAAGTGGGTGTGTACTATGGTCGGTTATTTTCAAACCTTTATCCACCCATAAAATACTATTTGTAGCGTCAAACTTTAGATTTGCGTCAGAAGCAAGAGCATTTTGGTCATTACCAAATAGTAGTAAATCTTTGGTATGTGTTATTAGTCCTGTGCCTCCCTGTGGAACACCCATAAACGGCCTAGAATCATTAGAAGAGTAAATACCATCTGCTACTTGTGAAAAGTTCCATGTACCAAATATTCCCGGTCTTTTAATAGACCTTATTTCAGCACCCGGATGTTGTGCCGGTCCAATAAATTTTGCTGCCGGTCCAACTTCAAGATAATTACATGATAAAGTCCTGCCTTCGGCTAAATAAACAGTATGTCCTGCGGTATTTACTGATAATATTATATCATGGAATTGTGTATTAAATGCAGTACCACTTCCATATGTAGCGGTCTGTCCTTCTGCTGGAAAAACTAATCCACTACCCGATGCACCCAAAAATTCTACTTGTGATTTGTAGGCATAAAAATAATTACTGGCTATTGTTAATGTTCCACCAAACTTAAATTTTTTAAGTTTATCGTTAGCCGTAGGATAATAAGCACCGGTTCCTTCTCTTATTTCTACTGCGGAAGACACATTAAAATTAAGCATATCTACTTTACCATAAGTAGTACCCGGTGTACCATAACCTAACTTAAAATAAGCAGTTCCGCTTTGCGCGGTAATTGTTACATGAGGATAAACACCATCATCGAGAACCATTACACTAGATGCTGGATTAGCAAATGTATATGTTACATTATTACGAGAAGTAGAATCAACAAAAACACCATTTGTAAAATCGGGTTCACCGAGTTCGGGTGCGCCCATAATAAAGGAAACATATGTTGCTAATCCTCCGCTAGTAAAAGGAAATGAAGAATGAGAAAAGGCAAATGTGGTCGCCGTACTAGCAGAAATAGCCCCGGTTTTTTCTATAATCATAGATTGTAAAGATATAGCATGGCTAGAAGTCGCAAAAACTATTTGATGCTCAAAATCTTCTTTTATCTGTATCTGAACTACTTGAGAGATAGCCGACGAACTAAATGTGCAATTTTGGGTTGCGTTACCATCAAACACAATGGTATCTGACGCACCGGGTAATCCAGTTGCACCCGACGAAACATCAATCCAATTAGCCGCAACTGCCCCATCGGTTGAAGAACCACCTACCCACATTATTGTAGCCATAAACTTTCACATTCACTTTCACTATTTAATCATCATCTAAAGAACCCGATAATTGCGCTCCGCTCGTCGTTCCGCTCACACGGGTAGTTGTAGCACTTGTATAAAATGCAGAACCACCCTTTTCTTCAATTGTGCGGATTGCTTCTAATGCCTGTTTTTCAAAGGACTTCAATTGTTGATTATACCTAATATCTTGAGTACCCTGTTTCTTTTCGGGGTGTACTGCTGGTATAGTATCAATAAGTACGCGCAGACAATCTACGCATACTAGGAATTTAATTGCGGACTCTTTTAGAGCATCTGTTGGTGCGTTATCCGTAGTTACACCAAAATTTGCACCGCGAGACTTCTTATTTACTTCTGCGGTACGGATAGTAACGTACTCGTTAATTGTGGCTTCGTTAAGACCGCGTGGGCGATTTAGGAGGTCACGAATTTGCGCTGTTGTTACCGCCATCGCTATTCACTCCGTAGTCCGTTGGTATTTCTATTACTACGGTGTCTTTTAGAGGTTCCGTAGTTCTTTGCAGGACAAACACTATTTTGCTTTCTATAATTTCTTTAGCCATTTCGCTATTAGGAATCCAATACATTGTCTTTGTATCTTTCAAAAGTTGTACTGGATGACCCGGCATTCTTGAAGACGGTTTAGCCAATCTTACAATATATCCGGGGCCGGGGAGCCAATGCTTAAGCCTATGCTCATAATCAGCAACTTTACCTTCTTTTGGAACAGGTATGCCCTGCTTACGCAGTTCTTTGGCCAAACCAGCCTTAGTAGCCAAAGGAAATCACCTTAAGCGGTTCGTAGTACGATAATGTAACATGATGTTGCTGCGGAGTTAGAACCAGAAGCATCAGTCTGTGTTACGCGAAGTGTAGCACCAGCCGCTAAGTTTCTGTGAGTTTCGCTTAATGAAGATGCTGCAACAACCGCTCCAGCCGCTCCAGCGTTGCTCATAGCGTTAGTGATGTGGTTAGAGCCAGTTCCATTAGTAACTTGTACTGTATCAGAAGAAGCACCAGCAGCATTATTTACTATGTAAGCGTCAATTACCATGCACTTTTCAGCAACAGTAATATCTTGGTTAGAAGTTCCGCCGCCCGGAATTTCAATCTTGTACACAAGAGGGAAAAGAGGGACAGCAGAAGTAGCGTTACCTGTAACCGGCCTTGATGCTTCACCATCAAGTAGGTTTTGTAGTTTTCTGTTAATGTTCTTCGTCATTTTTTCACCTTCCTAGTATTATCAACCCGTTGTTAAGAATCAAGCCCTTACGCCTGTAATCTTCACAATTCGGTTGTTAGTACCGGAGGATGCACCGTCTTGCATTTCATGGATAACAGTACCCATGTAGCCAGTCAAGAGCCAGTCGAAACCAACACCCGGTAGGCGGGTTAGTTCTGTCTCTTGGAATCCGGGTCCATTGTATGTGAAGAATTCAGCAGTTTCAGCACCGGGGATTAACAACAATGCGTCATTAACAAGTGCGCTGGATGTTCCATAGTCACGGGAATAGTAAACAGTCAAGTTAGCGATTCTTCGTAGATGGTCAGTCATTGATTCGACTACGTTACCGAAGAGTTGTGTGTTTAACATAGCACTTCTCTTATCAGCAGGTAGTACAAGAGCCAATGGCTCGTCACCGGAAACCTTTGCGTTAGCGAAGATTAAGTCCATTGAATCCAACAAGTCCTTTTCTTCATCAGCAGTAGATGAACCAAAGGTAGCGGTTGCAGCCTTTGTTTGTCCAGCACCAGCAATCAACTTTGTTAGAATGTGGTTGTCGATAGTGTCTGCACGACCACGAACAACAGCCAGTTGTTGCCTGTCGATGTTCTCAAAAGATTCGCCTCTTAGTCTTACAGCGTCTAAGAATGTAACACGGCCTTGTCCCTTTTCCAATTGTACTGTGTAGTTTTCAGTTCCAATCTTGGTAGGTTCTGTTACTGCCGCATCATCTAATGGGTAAGTGAAAGTTCCAGTAACTCCAGTGTACCACTTGAAGTCCAACCACGGTACACTTCGTACTCCAACAAGTTTTGTACCAACGCTGATGACGTTAGATTGTAGTTGGATAAAGTCTCTTAAGGTCTGCTCAAGTACAGCGTCACCAGTTGAAAAAGGACCGGCTGCTGCTTCTGCATTCAATATTGTGTCTAATGTTTCGTTTACCATTTTAATCATCTCCTTAAGCGTTATGCCCCGCTTCCGCAAAGGCTGTGTTCACTAGAACCATCTGCCCCTCGGTATCTCCAGTATCTACACCGTTAGTAGTTAGAGCGGCAGTTGCGGCAGCCATTACTGTTCCGACGTAGATTCCTAGTTTCTTTTCTGAACTGTCTTGTGAATCAAGTGCGAGGCCGTTATCACCAGCATAAACTATCATACCGGGCTTGTAAGTTTGACTAGCAGCCGATTGTACCATTAGAACTGCGCCCAATGGGTAGTAAGAAACTGTTGCGTCGCTCGCTTTAAGAGTTCCTTCTGCATCACGGGAAGAGTTACCGGCACTAATTCCTAATGGGAATTTACCATCTGCACTCAAAAGTAGAGCGTTGTCTGATTGGTCAGCGTAAAGAATCTTTCCCGGACCCTTTACAGTGCTAGCCGCTTTCATTACTCCGTGTACTGGGTCTGTTCCGCTTCCGTAAGCCATATTAAATCATCTCCTTTCTTTCTTCATAGTTT